GGATGACAAGTTTCAAAAGCTGAAGCAAAGTATCACGGAGTTTCCAAAGATGCTTTCCCTTCGCCCTATGGTCATTGATGAAAACAATGTGGTTCTTGGAGGCAACATGAGACTCAGGGCTTTACAAGAACTTGGATTTACTGATATAGACGAGGCGTGGGTAAAACGAAGCAGCGATTTAACTGAGGAAGAAAAGAAGCGGTTTATTATTGCGGACAATGTGGCATTTGGTGAATGGGACTGGGACACACTTGCAAATGATTGGGAGGTGGTGGACTTGGAGGCATGGGGATTAGATATACCGCAGTTTAATAATGATGTAAACTTGGATGATTTCTTTGAAGACAGCAGTGAGCAAAAGGAAGAAAAATTTAAAATTACTTTAGAATATACCGAGGATGATTACAATGAAGTTAATGAGGCATTAAAAAAACATTCTGGAAGCAAAGAACAAATTATCTTTAAACTTTTAGGATTATGATTGTTTATCTTGCTGGTTCGATGGTATCTGGCAATCTAAGAAATGAATGGCAAAATTTTATGAAATTATATTTAGCAAGTTTAGGAGGTGAGATAGGCTCAGGGGGAAGATTGAAAGACATTTATAAAAACGATATGAAATTATTTATTGCTGGAAATGATGGTTTTAGAAAAGAAAGATTTGATTTGTTTTTAAAAGATTTATATATTTTAGAAAGCTACCATTATATAATTAAACAAAATTGGATGTTTCCTTTACTTAAAGAATTTAAAGGATTTTTATTAGATAGTGGTGCATTTACATTTATGACATCTTTAAAAGGTAAGTCTATTGATTGGGAGGTTTATGTAATTAATTATGGTAACTTTATAAAACAACACGATGTTAAATATTTCTTTGAATTAGATATTGATTCGATTGTAGGTTTAAAAGAAGTTGAAAGATTAAGAGAATTATTAGAAAAAACCGCTCAAAGAAAATGTATTCCTGTTTGGCATAAAAGTAGAGGTTTGGATTATTGGAAGCAAATGTGCAAAGATTATGATTATATAGCCATTGGAGGAATTGTAACTCAAGAAATAAAAAGAAGTGAATATGATGTTTTCTATCCTTTGTTAAAAATAGCAAAAGAAAACAACTGTAAAGTTCATGGATTAGGATTTACAAATTTAAAAGGCATGGTGAAATATAAATTCTATTCTGTTGATAGTACTTCATGGTTAAGTGGTAATAAGTTTGGAGCAGTTTATTTGTTTGATGGCGAAACTATGCAAAAGCAAAAAAAACAAATTGGACAGAGAGTAAAGACAAATAAAACCGCAATACATAATTTTACAGAATGGGTTAAATTTTCAAAATACGCAGAAAATAATTTATAACATGAAAGCAGTAATTTTATTAAGTGGAGGGCAAGATTCAACGACCTGTCTTTATTGGGCAAAAAAACAATTTGATAAAATTTATGCCATTGGTTTTGATTACGGACAAATGCACATAAAAGAACTTGAACAGGCTAAAAAAATTGCTTTAGATGCTGGTGTTGAATATAAAATATTTAACATAAAAGGGCTTTTAGCTAAATCAAGTTTAACAGAGAAAACAAGTCATAAGGATAAAAGTCATATAAACCCTGATTTACCAGCATCATTTACAAGTGGTCGAAATATACTTTTTTTATCAATAGCTGCAAGTTATGCAAGTGATTTAGGCATAAATGATATTATTACTGGTGTTTGTCAGACAGATTACTCAGGGTATCCTGATTGTAGAAGAACGAGTATTGACGCAATGCAAAATGTTTTATCACTTGCATACGGTAATGGAGATTTTAGAATACATACTCCATTAATGTATATAAACAAAGCTGAGACATGGAAACTTGCAAAAGATTTAGGATGTTTAAATGTTATTATAAATGATACATTGACTGATTATAACGGTAATCAAGATATGAATGAATGGGGAATGGGAGTAAATAATAACCCAGCAACTGATTTAAGAGTAAAAGGTTTTTACGAAGCAAAAAAAAATAACTGGATATGATACAAATAGAAAAAAAATATCATTTTTATGCAGCTCATAGAAATAAAAATGCAGATGAAAAATGTGGTCGTATTCACGGACATACTTATAAGGTGGTTTGTTCATTTAAATTTGAAGAAATAAATAAAAAAAGTGGAGTTACCTTATTATTTTCTGATATAGATAAATTAGTTGAGCCAATTATTAAAAAATATTGTCATTGGTTATTATTGTATGAAAATGATGATTTATGTAATATTTTGTCATTAGCCAATGAACCTTACGTAGCAATTCCTTTTGAGACAAGTGCTGAGAATATGGCAATTTGGTTATTTACTGAAATAAAAAATAATTCTCATTTACCGATTTTTAAAATTTCATTAGCGGAAACGCTTTCATCAACAGTTATATATGAGCCTTAAAATTTCAGAAATATTTTATTCACTTCAAGGTGAAGGAGCAAGGGCTGGAACACCTACATTTTTTATCAGACTTCAAGGTTGTAAGGCTGCAAGCGCCTGTTATGCATTAGGAATAAGATGTGACACAGAATTTGAAAGTGGTAAAGAATGGAAATTAGAATCAATATTAGATTGGTTAAAAAACAAAAATATCGATTGTAAAGAAATTACATGGACTGGAGGAGAACCATTAGACCAGTTAACAGAAGAACATATAACGTATTTTAAAAATAATGGTTATTATCAAGCAGTTGAAACAAGTGGTTTGCATGCATCACCAAAAGGAATTGATTTTATTTGTGTTTCTCCAAAGGTTGCAGAACACGTTATTAAAAAAAATTATCCTAATGGAGTAACTGAATTAAGGTATGTAAGACATGAAGGGCAAGAAATACCTCAACCATTAATAAAGGCTGAATATTATTGGATTTCGCCTCATTCAGACGGTTTTACTATAAATAACAATAATCTAAAGCATTGTGTAAATCTTTGTTTACAAAATCCAAAATGGAAATTATCAGTACAACAACATAAATTATGGAATATATTGTAAGCTGGGAAGAGATAAAAAAAAGAGTATCATTATTAGATATGACTTTAAAATACTATGGTGTTCCTCGAGGTGGCGCTTATATATCGGCTATGTTAAATCCTGTTTTAAATCCTCAGGATGCTGATATTATTATTGACGATTTAATCGATAGCGGCAAAACAAGAATTAATTATGAAAAATACAATAAACCTTTTATAGGTTTATTTAATAAACAAACAGAAAATGAATTAAAAGACAAATGGTTGGTTTTCCCTTGGGAACAAAACGAAACACCAATCGAAGATAATTTTACAAGGATTTTACAATACTTAGGGGAAGACCCAAATCGAGACGGGTTAAAGGAAACGCCAAAAAGATATATTAAATTCCTAAAAGAATTTTTAACTCCTAAGGAATTTAATTTTACAACTTTTGACGCAGAGGGAACAGATGAAATGATTATTCAAACAAACATTCCTTTTTATTCTTTGTGCGAACATCACGTTGCTCCTTTTTTTGGGGTTGCAAATGTAGCTTATATTCCAAATGATAAAATAGTTGGATTAAGTAAGTTGGCAAGATGCGTTGATTTATATGCTAACAGGCTGCAAAATCAAGAAAGGATAACAACCCAAATTGCAGAAAGATTACAAAGTGAATTGAATTGTAAAGGGGTTGCAGTTTCTTTAAAAGCCCAGCACCTTTGTATGTGTATGCGTGGAGTAAAGAAACATGATACATGGACAATTACAACAAAGTTACTGGGTGTTTTTAAAGATGATGACAAAGCAAGGAATGAGTTTTTGTTTTTAATTAAACAGTCATAATACAGTCATGCCAATTAAACCATCGGATAACCCAAAACCATTTATCAAAGGACAATCAGGCAACCCCAACGGTCGCCCAAAGAAACTCCCAGCCCTTGACCTTATCATGGCAAATGTCATGGGGCAAGAAAAGGACGGTATCACGGCAGCCGAGGCGATTATCATGAAGCTAAGGGAACAGGCGGCAAAAGGTGATATCAAGGCGGCTCAGTTGCTCCTTGACCGTGCTTACGGGAAAAGCAAGCAAAACATTGACATAACGACGCAAGGGGAAAAAGTCACCGTGCCAACGATAATTTTTACAAAGGATAAGGCAAATGAGTAGTTTTATAAAGGTTTTAAGATTTTTAAAAATCATGGAAAGAAGATTGGTAACAAGGGATTATGAACAATTCCCTTTTTACCAACGTCGGTTCAATAAATATAATCCTTTGTCTTACATTGCGATACCAATACTATATTTAATTTCATGGGAAATGCCTAATTGGAATATGGTAAAAAGCGGATATTTTTTTAAATGGAAATAAAGGTTAGCGAAAAGTATGAAGCCCTTTGGCAACCGCGCACCCGTTACTTCTTGATAACTGGTGGACGTGGTTCAGCAAAGTCATTTACCGTGGGGCTTTGGGCGTGTAATATGCTTTTGGCAAACAAGGGTTGGAAGGTACTTTTTACACGTTATACGTTATCAAGTGCTAACATTTCCGTGATACCTGAGTTCCGTGAAAAGATTGACTTGTTGGGCGTGGGTGATGAGTTTAATATGACCAATGCGCAGATTAGTCACAAGGTTACAAAGTCGGAAA